AGTCCGCATTTTGTAAGAGCTACCGCAGGTGGCGCAGGCACAATGGGCAATGCTGGTGGCTCGACTCCGAAGCCTACATCGGTGGCTGATATGGTAAATAACTGGAGCAGTGGGGGCAAAGAAGCCTACGCCGCGCTCCGCAAGAAAACTTAGCAGACCCCGGAGTTAAATCATGGCAGCTACAACCAGCACCACCCTTGACGACCTATTCGCGAACATTATCGCAGCCGCTCGATTCACGGCAGAAGAAGAGAGCCTGATGATGGGCCTCGTTACCATGTACAACATTGGCGACGAAGCAGGCAAAACCATTCAAGTGCCAAAGTACCCAGCAGTGACTGCCGCTGACCTTACCGAAGGCACGGACATGAGCAGCAGCACCGTCTCAACCTCATCTGTAAGCATTACAGTCGGCGAAGTTGGCGCGCAAGTTGTTCTGACCGACGTTGCGGCTATGGGTTCTGGTAACCCAGCAGAAGAGCTAGGCACTGTTCTAGGTAACTCAATCGCCACGAAGATCGATACAGACCTGATCGCATTGTTCGACGGCTTCTCTACCGCATTGGGTGGAGCAGGCACCGAGATCACGGTTGCTGACATCTTCAAGGCTGCCGCTACTTTGCGTAACAACAAGGCGCAAGGCGACATCTTTGCGGTTGTTCATCCGTTTCAGGCATATCAGCTAAAGGCTAACCTGACCAACACCTTTGCTAATCCAAATGGTGGAACGGCGCAAAACACGGCGATGGTCAACAGCTATGTGGGCACGATTGCAGGCGTAGACATCTACGAGTCATCTAACATCACAGTTGATGGTTCAGACGATGCGAAAGGCGCTGTATTCAGCCGTGAGGCTATGGCAATCGCTATGAAGCGTGACTTCCAAATTGAGACCCAGCGCGATGCGTCATTGAGAGCATTCGAGCTTAACGCTACCGCCGTTTATGGTGTGGGCGAGCTTGATGACAGCTATGGCGTAGAGATGCTGTTCGACAGCGCACTCTAAGCGTTTCGGCTAGCCTCGCATTCTCCCCAGCTTGCGGGGCTGGCCCTTTTTGGAGGTCTCATGGCGATTACATATCGTGGCGTGCGCTTCGAGGGATACAACCGCCCGAAACGTACACCCAAGCACCCGAATAAAAGCCACGTCGTATTAGCGCGACAAGGCGACAAGGTTCGCATGATCCGATTCGGTCAGCAGGGTGCAGACACCAAACCTCCACGCAAGGGCGAGAGCGAAGCTGATAAGGCTAAGCGCAGATCGTTCAAGGCACGACATGCGGCAAACATAGCCAAAGGTCGTAGAGATAAAACGGCATCAGCAGCATATTGGGCTGATCGTACCAAGTGGAGTTGATATGGCCTTCTCTCAAGACTCTGATCTAGTCGCGCTCGTTCCCGACATATTGCAGTTCGGCATTACCAGTTTTTCGGCTGAACATGCGAAAGCTGAGGCCGACTTGCTGCGTACCATCCGCAACGAGTGGTGGTATCGCAAAGGTCTGCCAGGAGAGATGGTCACTGCATACCTCACGGAGTCACAGTGGACTCGGTGCAACGTCTATCTAGTTCTCTGGAAGTTTGCTCTGCCCCAGCTTACGAACTGGGTGGAGAATGATCGCTTTCTAGGGATGATCGACTTCTATAAGCAGAGATATGAAGAGGAATTGGTCGCAGTGTTTGCTGACGGCGTGGAATATGACGATGACAATAGCGGCTCGATAGAAGATGACGAGCGCAATATTGTGAGCTATGGGCGACTAACTCGATGACCGTGATCCTCAACCTAGAGATAACGCCCAAGGATTTGACACAGATCACTGCCAAACAAAAGCAGGCGGTTGAGTCAGCATTGCCGAAAGCAATCTTGCGGGTCGCGGGATTAGGTCAGCAGATCATTAAGCAGCGCACTTCCGAAGGTAAGGGCATCAACGGTGCATTCCCTGCTTACTCTCCGAAGTACATAAAGTTCCGTAGGGAAAAGCTACGCAAAAGCGATCCGACAAAAGTGAATCTGAACGCAACAGGGCAGATGCTTAGGTCTATGCAGGTGAAGAGTGAAAGCAGTAGACGAGCAGTCATATTCTTTGACAACCAGCAAGCCACGAAAAAGGCGAACTTCAATCAGCGCACTCGCCCTTTTATGGGATTCAACAGCAAAGAAAAGACAAGGTTGCAGGCTAGGTTTACGACAGATATCAAAGCAGCCGTGGGTAGAGCGTGAGCGTCAGGGAGAACATCGCCAGCAATATCGTGACTCAGTTGCAGGCTATCTCATCACCTACGATCAAACTGGTGACGCGAGAGCCTTTTGACTTTGATAAACTAAGCAACGCGCAATACCCTGCGATCCTAGTCAGGACGACTAACGAAAGCAGAGAGGACGCCACGGTAGGCGGCGCGACATCCAGTCGCTTTGGCAATATAGACTACGAGCTAGTCTGTTTCGTCAAATCGACCACGATAGACACATCAAGGAATCAGATCGTTGAGGCGATTGAGGAAAAGTTAGATGTCGATAGAACACGAGGTGGTAACGCTATCGACACACAGATAACCAGCATCGAGACTGATGATGGGAGCATTGACCCCATAGGCGGGGTCATTATAACGGTGCGAGTTGAGTATCAGTTCACTCGCGGAACAACCTAGAGGGCAAAAAGATGGCTACTACAAAAGGTTCAGGTGGAGTCGTAAAGCTAGCCGCCACTGGCGGTTCTGCGACGGCAGTAGGAGAAGTTCGGAACTTCAGCATTGAGCAGACAGCGGACACGCTAGAGACTACAGTGATGGGCGCAACAGCACGCACTTATGTCGGCTCACTCAAGAATGCAACGGTTTCGATGTCAGTCTATTGGGATGACGGAGACGCAGTGCAGCTATTAGTTGATGCAGCAGACTCTCTCGACTTTCAGATCCATCCTACAGGCACAGGATCTGGCGAGAAGTTTTACAGCGGAGCGGCGGTTGTGACTAGTAACACGATCAGCGCGGCATTCGATGGTTTAGTTGAGGGCGAGTTTGCCTTCCAAGTATCAGGGGCGGTCACAGAAGGCACGAACTGATGGGGCTGGTTCGGGAGCTACGCAACCGGCGCAAGGTTGAGCCTAAGCGAATTGAGGTGGCAGAGTGGGCAGACGAAGGCGGTCAGCCTTTTGTCTTTTACTGCTACCCGATTACGGCGTATGACATGGGCCAGATGCAAAAGAAGCACCCCGGATTTTTGAGTGACATGACGCTGCCTGCGATGGTTGATTTGATCTGCATGAAGGCTACCGACGAGTCAAATGAGCGTATCTTCGGCACGGCAGAGGATCGGCATGACCTGATGGGCGAGGAAAGTGCGATAGTCAGCGAGATCGCTGCTCAGATGTTTAGCACCATTACCAGTGTTGAGGATCAGGAAAAAAACTAACTAGCGATCAGTTTCGGTTGAATCTCATTGCCTTAGCTGATCGCTTACATATTACGATAGGTGAGGCAGAGCAGATGCCGCTCAGTGAGTTTAATGAGTGGATAGCCTACCTAAACATTTTGGGGCGCGAGAATGGCTGACGCTAAAGTAGTAATCACAGCAGAGGATAGAACCAAGCGTGGCCTCGATTCGGTCAACCAAAACCTCAACCGCACTGCGAAGAATGCCCAAGTCGTCACAGGGCGATTCAAAAACTTCCGAGGCGCTTCTCAGCAACTAGGCTTCCAGATTCAAGACGTAGCGGTTCAGCTACAAAGTGGCACAGCAGCGGCCACAGTATTCGGTCAACAGGGTTCGCAAATAGCCTCGATCTTTGGCCCCGGTGGTGCAGTGATCGGTGCGCTCATCGCCGTTGGTGCAGCAGTTGCTGGGCCGTTCATCTCTTCTATATTCGGCGGCACAGACGCTCTCAAGAAAATGGAAGAGGCGGCGGGAGATGTCAGCACTGGTCTTGCCTCTATGACCGAGACTCAGAGACTGGTGGCGTTAAGAGCGAATCTGGCGGCAGTCCAGACGGCTAACGAAGAGATAGCAGCCGCGACAGCGGAAAGGCTAGTCATCCAAGAGAAGTTGGCGCGTGCAAGCACTGTAAGGGCTGGGTTTGGGGAGTTGACCCCGCAGCAAATCAAAGACCAAGAATCGCTCAATGCAGAGCTAAAGACTCAGAACGATATTATCGACCAAGCTAATATCGTGAAAGAGACGGCGGCTAAAGCCGATAAAGATTTCGCGGAAGCGCAAAACAAAATTAAAGACCCGTTGGTTGCAACGAATGCGGCACTGAAAGAACAAATAGCGACCTTTGGGTTAGGTGCTCAAGCTGTCGCCGTATATAGAGCAGCACTTGACGGCGTTGTGACCGCAGAGGAGAGAAATAACATTGCGCTTGCTGGCAGCTTGGACAAGCTGAAGGCTGATAAAAAAGAGAAAGAGGACAAGGCCAAGCAAGACAAGGATTTAGCCAAGCAGAAGAAGAAAGACAGCGAAGACGTAATAACCAATCTGGACAATCAACTCGAAGCGTCTGCTCGCATGAATAAGAGCATGTTCGCGCTCAATAAAGCCGTGAATATCGCTCAAGCGATCATGGACACCAGAGCCTCTGCCACGCTCGCACTAAAGACATTCCCGCCACCATTCGGGCAGATCGCAGCAGCGGCGAACATTGCCTTCGGTTTGCAGCAAGTCGCAGCAATCAAGTCCGCTAGTTTTGAAGGCGGCGGTTTCACTGGTATGGGTGCAAGGTCTGGAGGCATAGATGGGCGCGGCGGCTTCCTTGCTACACTTCACCCGAATGAATCAGTCATCGACCATACGAAAGGTCAGGGGGGAGGCATCACAGTTATTAACAACGTCGATGCTCGCGGCTCTGGCGCTGATGTAGACCAGAAGATCAAAACTGCTATGGCTCAGACCAGCCAGCAGACTATA